GAATGGTGGTGGTGAAACAACTCTCACAATTCGTAAGATAGAAACGGCAAAACCATAATGCCCGCACTTGGCAGTCAGAGTTACTCATTAACAATCCGCGATATATTCTTTGACGCGGTATCTGAGATTCCGTTCTTTTCAACATTTACAAAACGTAGGAGCAAGCTTCTACAGGTGCAGCCGCAAGATCTGCCATACTTCGGTGTCTACATTATGGATGAACAGATGACACCGGATGGTGATATCAATGCTGGTGAAGTCAGGTTCTATCACACATTGCGATTAGCATTTTCAGTTATGATTTTAAACAATAATCCTGTTGAATCTGAAGTTAAATTAGATCAAGCTTTTCAAGCTATCATGATGCGGTTGTGGCCTGACCAATATATTATGAATATGTTGGATACTATGTCTTATGGCCATCCAGATTCAATGAATAATCCTGACAATGTTCGTGTAGAAGGAATTTCACGCGGGGCAAGGCGGCATGTCTGGGGCAATTCTACATTTACGAATGAACTACCATGGGCAGAGATGCAATACGATGTTTCATGTGTATTCAGGACTAACTGGCCTCCAGTTATCACTGATGATCTGCTCCATATTCACGTTGAAACTGTGCCACTCAGGCATGACGGCACTGTCCCACCTGCTGATGAGGTTGAGCGCATCATCAGCGAATACGACCTTGAAGCAGGACCATAAAGGAGATAAATTATGGACGTTGCAGATGAACTGAAAAGACGTAAGGAAGCACGTATGGCACGTGTGAAAGAAGTCAAAGATATGACTGCTGTTGAACGCGTGCGTGTAGTGCCTACTGATGAAAAATATCGTACGGTGCTTCGGCATCCATCAAATAATCAAGCTTTTCCTAAATCTGGTTCACAGGAATGGCCTCTTGATCAATTCACTAAGAGACGTATCCGTGAAGGTGCCATATCTATCGAAGGTGAACAAACAGGTCAAGAAGGTGAGCAGGGTGAACAAGTAGGTGTGATGAGATCATCCGCTGTTAAGGATACATCTCAACCTGCTAAGACAGGTGTGACTCAACAAGAGCCTGCGGCTTCACAAGAACCACAGCAGTCGGGCCAGACAAAGGTTTACTGATCTCGATTCCGGCTAGAAGGAGAAACCCATGCCGATTTCGTTTTCTAATATTCCGACCAATCTACGTATCCCACTCTATTGGGTTGAGGTGGATCCTAGCATGGCCGGACTTCCAACGATCAGGCAACCAGCCTTGCTCGTTGGTACGATGAATTCTGATGGCACGGCAGTTCCAGATGTGCCGATTGCCGTTGGTACTCAAGCGCAAGCCGATGAGCATTATGGTATCGGTTCTGAGATGTCACGTATGTTCAAAGCTTTTTTCGCAAACAATTTTGCGAATGAAGTCTGGGGTCTTGGCGTCGCAGAACCTGTCGGTGCAATGGAAGCGACTGGCACTGTTACTGTCACAACTGCGCAGACAGAAGCAGGTTCAATCCATCTGTACATCGGTGGACAACATATCTCGACTAACATTGGTGCTAGTGATACCAAGGATCAAGTCGCCTTGGCAATCGAGACTGCAATTAATGAGGAAGAAGATCTACCAGTGATTGCTGAAGCATTGGCAGATGTGGTAACACTCACTGCCAAGTGGAAAGGAATCACTGGAAATGATATCGGTGTCAGTGTCAACTACTATGGTAAGATTGGTGGTGAAGAACTCCCCATTGGTCTTGTGCTGACACTACCGGCGACTGGCTTTCTTACTGGTGGCACTGGTGTCCCAGACTTCGACAATGCAATTTCGAATATGGGTGAGCAGCAGTTCGAATATGTCTGTCTTCCCTATACTGATTCCACTTCACTACTGGCATGGGAAACCGAGTTTGGTTTCGCAGATACTGGCAGATGGGGATGGATGCGTGAATTGTTTGGTCACGTCTTCTGTACTAAGCGTGGCACTTATTCTGATCTTATGTTGTTTGGTGCTACGCGGAACAGTGGCGTGATTTCGATCATGGCCGTTGAGGTAAAGAGTCCGACACCAGTATATGAGTGGACTGCTGCTTATGTGGCCAAGGCGCAACGCGCGTTGACTAATGATCCTGCTAGGCCACTGCAAACTCTATCGCTCAATAGCGTGCTCAGTGCTCCGTTGCATGATAGGTTCAATGTCCTTGAGCTCAATAGCTTGGCGGGTGCCGGTCTTGCAACGCAGAAGACGCCAGTTGGTACGACACCAATGATCTCTCGTGAAACTACGACGTACCAGTTGAATCTGTATGGCTTTGGTGATGATGCTTACGAACTAGTCACCACTCTGGCCACACTTGCTAAGCTGATTCGTAACCAGCGTCATGCTATCACCACCAAATTCCCGAGGCACAAGCTCGCTAATGATGGTACTCGCTTTGGTCCTGGTCAGGCCATCATTACTCCCGGTATTGCTAAGGCTGAATTGATTGCACAATACCGGATGGATGAATACAATGGTCTGGTTGAAGATACTCGCAACTTCAAACGGCATCTGCTGGTGGAACGTGATCCGAACAATCCTAATAGATTGAACGTGCTATATCCGCCAGATCTTATCAACCAGCTTCGTATCTTTGCGGTGCTGGCACAATTCCGACTCCAGTACGACCGCGGCATCGATGTCGAGATCATTGGCCAGTCGGGTCTCACCGGCGTGACCGCTCGTCCCGCCATTGGCTTCGGCATCTAATAGCAAACACAGAACTGGAGCATAGAACATGGCACAGCGATTTGCTGGTATTGCGTTCCTGATGGTTGACGGGAACCAACTAGCACTGAGGGGTAACTTCACAGTTAGCCCTAGTGCGGTTGAACGTACAATGATCGCGGGACAAGATGGTGTTCATGGATATCAAGAACTTCCTCGTGTTCCGTATATCGAGGGGGATATTTCTACTACCCCCGAGATTAATCTAGAAGATCTAGAAGCGCAAACTGATGTCACTGTCGTGGCTCAGCTTGCGAATAACAAACAGTATACCCTCGCGAGTGCGACATGTAAGGCAGGCTTCGAAGCCAACACTCGCGATGGTCAATTCCGTGTACGTTGGGAAGGTCTATGGTGTGAGGAGATCCAACTCTAATGCCCCCTCTTTTTCCTGATCCGGTTCCGCCGGGTCCCAACGCCAAGCCTACGCCGACGCAAGCGGAGATCGATGCTGCGCGGAATGGCGCTAATGTGATAAACAAAACAGCTGATGGATCACCTCCTGATCCATATGAAAATTATTGGTCGGGAGGTGAACCAGGAGATACCAAACCAATCGTTGTTCTCGATTCCATATCTCCTACTTCTGGTGCAGCAGGAACTGTGGTATTGATAGCAACCGCTCAACATCTAACTGATGATGCTAAGATCGTCTTTGCTGGTGTTGAGCAGAATACATTGTTAAATGGACCTAAGACACAAGTGACTGCGACTATCAGTGGTGTTACTGCTGGAGCTAAAATTGTGAGGATACGCAATAGTTCTGGCGACAGCAACAGTAAGACTTTCACTGCAACATAGCAGGGAAATAAAACAGGGAGAGTATGCGTGAATGAACAACCCAAAAGAGAAGGTTTTGTGGAAGAGACAGAGCCGGTTGTAGCACAGACTCAAGCAGCACCTGTCTCTCCACTAGATCTAGAGACTTGGCCTATCAATGTTAAGTTGCTCCATAAGTCAATTAGAGATAATAAAGGTAATCAAGTTAAGGAACTCTCTTTTCGTGAGCCCACTGGTGGTGATATCAACCGCTATGGCAATCCGGTACGTATCGATCAGAATGGTGATGTGCTAATAGATGAAAAGAAAATGACAATGATAATGTCATCGCTATCTGGGATCCTACTACCATTCATTGAACAAATGGATCCTCGTGATTGGAATTCCTGTGCGTATCGGCTCAGAAGTTTTTTTCTTCCCGATCCAGCGGCTTGGTAGGCGCTAGTGAGGATGATATAGTTCTAGACGCCTACCGTCTTGCTCGTTGGTATCATCAATCACCCGAACATTTTCTCAACATGTCTATGAGTGATATTCGTATGCATCTGTGGCGCACCATTCAGCTTGCAAAAATCATGCGGGCTGAGTCTGCTGCCGAACAAGACTGACAGTTATGGCAACAGAATATGAGGAACTAAAACTAACTGTCGGTCTTGATGACAAGGCTTCAGATATATTGAAGTCTATCAATATCAAGCTTACTCATCTAGGAGGTGCAGTACAACAAGCGGCAGTTGAAAAGATTGGTGGTCAATTCAAGATCACGCAAGCGCAACTTCTTAACTTTGATAAGGAGGCTGGTGCCTTTGCTGGCATCTTGGGAGAATCAACAACTGCCGCGACTACTCTCGCTAAGACTGTCGGTTTCACTGCATTAGGAATTGTAGGAGTCGCCGGTATAGTCGCACTTGGAATGAAGAATGTTAAAGAATATGCAGACAGTTTGGCGAAGATAAATCAGTTTAGCCGTGAAACTGGTTTCAGCGTTGCAGCAATCAAAAGATTAGAAGAGGCTTTTGCCAAGCAAGGTTTCAGTCAACAACAGAGTGACGCAATACTTAAAAATGTCCAACAGTCGATGGTGGATGTTCTTAATCCGCAAAGCAGTTTGATTTCAACATTGCGGGAGCATGCTAGACGGACACCTGAAACAACGCTCGCAATGGAAAGATACATTGCGAAATTGCGTGAATCTGCCAAGAGGGGAGACGCAATCGAATTCTTCAAGACTCAAGCTTCTGCTGTTGAAACTATGCAGAAGGTTTTGAATGAATCAGGTGTCCCGCCACAGATAGCTGCTAACTGGACAGCACAGTTTGCGGCCGTGCAAAATCTCGGTCCAGAGATTATGCGGAAGTGGCAGGATATCGCAAACGTAACCGAACAGGATATACAGCACTATCAAACAGTTGCTGATAATGCTGAGAAACTTTATATCGCTTCGAATACAATGGCTGTTGAAGCCAACAGATTTAAAGAAGCAATTCTAGCTATTCCACTTGGCGAAGGTAGTTGGCTTGTTAAGAGTGCGATATGGGTTGCTGAGCAAATGGGATACGCTGCTGACAAAGCAGAAAAATTGCGTGACGCTGCTGGAGGTAAGACTAAAGCGCAAGAAGAAATGAAAGATAGATTACGAAAGCAGTTAGAAGAAAAACATAAGCGACCGACAGGGCCAGGAACACAAGGTATTCCGCAACTTAAAGATATATTTGGTGGTAGCAGTGGGAAAGGAGGTACACCAGTAAAATTTAGTGATAGTGATAATGGGGGTTTCGGTCCGATGCCCTTCATGGTCAAGCCTGGAAGTGCATTGGAAGATATGAGCAGTGTTCTTACTCCAGTAAACGCCGCTATAGGTGCTGCGCGTATTGATGATAGGCGTGGCGCAACACCAGAAAATGTTGGGCAGAAAGTACAAGAACTTGATCAGCGTCAGTTGTTGATTAATGAATTGAAAAGATTGAGTGAAACATTATCGCCTCTTACTGCTCCTGGCAACGCAGTAGGATTTGCAAGTGGTGGCGGAGGATTAAGTTCACTGAAGGCACGGATGGGTGTCGGCGGTGGAATAAGTGGATTGCCCGGAATGGGTCCTCGTGACGGAAGAGGAACCACTTCCTCCACCTCCTCCACCTCCTCCACCTCCTCTACCTCCAACGGTAGTGATGGAGCGCCTGCTGATTCTGGCATCAAAGCGCCAACTAGTCCTGCTGAAGCAGCAGAATCATTAGAGCAAGCTGGAATTAAAATTGGATCTGATGCACAGAATCCTACTGGCGGTGGACAAGAAGCTTTTTTAGCGGCACATCGTGCTGCTATTATGAAGGAATTAGAAGATCCTGCAAAGCGTGAAGCTTTTATGAGAAAGGCTGCAAAGGAGACTGGTAGTCAGGGATTAAAGGCACAGGAAGCTTGGCTTCAAGTAACTATTGATCGTCTAGCTGCTCGTGGACAAACAATTAGTGACACATTAAGAAATGTTGATGGATACTATCCTAATGCGGGATTGGGAAATCCTAATAAAGCATTGCGTGACAATTATGATGATATGTTGAAACGCATTGGTCAAGGTTCTTCCATTGCTCCTGGTGCAACAGGCAATGCTTCTAATGAACCTGGGAATCGGGTATTAGATGGACATCGTAGACGAGGTGAAGTTGTTACAGAAATTGAGGGTGAAGGTTATGTAAGGGAAAATAAAGCACAAGATAATGCTTTTAGAAAAAAATTAGCAGCGGCAGGTCCGCCAACTGGCAAGCCAGCAATTCCTGGCACGCGGCCAATGACTACTGCTGAATTAAAGACAGCGGTTAATCGTGGACAAACTGGTGGTACTGGTGAAGCACGGCTAACTGTAACTGATAGGGGTGCTGGTGCAGATCCAAGATTATATAAAATCATAAGTGAAGCTTCTAAATCTTTACCTGAAGGTTGGAAAGTAGAAGCGTTTAGTGGCAAGCAACCTCGTACTAAAGGTACTCCATGGCATCCGGGTGGCATAGCAGTTGACTTTGTTCTAATTGATCCTACTGGTAAACGTCTACCGAATTATCAAAATAGTGATTCTTTCAATACGTATCAAACATTCGCACAGAAAATGCGTGAAATACAATTGAAAAATCATCCTGAATTAACTAAGACATTTAGATGGGGTGGGTATTTCAGTGGTGACTATGGTCATTATGGTGCAGCAGATACGATGCATATTGATCTTGGTGCTACAGATGCTATGGGAGCAGGGAGTTGGAAAGAAGGTTTGTTTGAACAATGGCGTAAAAGATGGGGTGTTAACAAACCAAGTTTAATTGATTTGAATAAACCTGCTCCTACGAAACAAAATGAAGAAGACATTAGTGAAATTGAAAAGAGAGCGGCGCAACGCTATAAGATAGCTGAAGAACGTGGCCGTAAAGTAATAGATAGTTCGCTTGGAAATGAAACTCAAGTTAAAGCTAATGGTGCACTCTCAACTAAAGTCACATCAGATGATGATACTGAGGTAAAGATAGAAACTAAAGGAGATATATTTAGAAAGAAACAACTTCGGCGTTCTAGACAACCAAAGGCACAAGGTCCTTCTGCTGAATCTCATGATCCTTCATTGGATAGTTAAGTGGCAACAGAACAAGAAAATCTGGTTCTAAATGTAACTCTGGTTGACAATGCGTCAGCCGGACTAGACAAGCTTAACCAGCAACTCAAACAACTTGGAGGTGAGCAGCACGCTTCTGCACAAGGCAAACTCCGTACAAATTTTGCGGGAGTGCAGAATGCTATCAAGCCACTGGTAGGAGACTTCAGTCGCCTTAGTACATCTATGACTAACGTGACTAAGTCCGCCATGTCTATGATTCCAGCACTGGCTGGCGTAGGCACTGCCGTTCTAGGTGTCGGTGGCGTTCTAATGGCGGCACTGATTCCTATCAAAAAGTTTGCTTCTGAGATGACTGACCTAGGGCAGCTTGCTCGTGAAACCGGACATAATGCTGCAACCATCAAAATGTTTCGCGAAGAGTTTGGAAAGCTCTTCGGTTCACAAGGAATCGCATTAGCAGATACGACGTTGCGCGGCTTGCAGCGATCTATGACGGATATTCTAAATCCGGCAAGCAAGCTGCGCCAAGAGATGGAACAAGGAGCAAGACATACTCCCGAGATGCGGGAGAATATGGATAAGCTGATTACTAAATTAAAGGAAGCAGCACAGAAAGGTGATACGACAGAATTCTTTAATATATTTGAAGAGGGCATGGATAGTATACGGAAAAATATTTCCGCCATGCCCAATAGAGGTCCAGTTGTTGCTGCTCAATGGGTAAACGATCTAAACAAGCTCGCCGGAATTCCTGAAGCTGTTGCGGCAACTCATATTAAATTGAAAGGGCCAACTGAAGAGGCAATTAGAAATACGCAAGCTTTGATTGAACAAAGCACGCAGCTTACACGTTCTTTTAATTCAATGGCTGTGTCAGTTGATAAGATCAGTGGATCTCTTTCTGCCATTGTTCTTGGATTTGGTCCCGTTGTTAAAGGCGCACAGCTTCTTGCAGATGCTATGGAAAGAATTGCTAGTGCTGCTGAGAGATGGGCACGGACTAGATCAGGAAATCTAACTCCAGAAGAAAAGGCAGAGCAAGAAAAATTAACTGAGGATATTTTTAAGAATGCACCTCAGTATCCTGGTCGTGGTGTTCCGCCACCAGTAACACCGCAACGGTTCAGCGGTGGTGGCGCGAATGATAATAGTAAATTACTTGAAGAAGAAAATAAGCGGATGTCAGAATTGACTTCTGAGATTAAACGTCTTAGTGATCTATTGATGGTGCCAACTGATAAACCACAAGGACAGGGTTTTCATAATACTCCTCGTGGTGGCGCGAAAGGTGAAAGTAATCCGATGCAACTCCCGGATGGCATTGCGCAACCGGGTGGTGGTGCTCCTGCAGAGGCACGTAGTGCGTCTCCGCATTCGCGACCTCTTACTATTCAACAGCAAGCTCAGCAAGCTCTTGATGAGATCAGAAGAAGTGAAGGTATTCCTGCTCCCGGTACGCCATTGCCTCAGAGACGGCCACCGTCGGCAAGCATTGACGTCAACACTGCCGGGCCACTAGCCGCTTTGGGTGCGTCGTATGTCGGAAATCGTATCTACAGCTATGATGATCCTAGGATAACAAATCCGTTAGCTAAAGAGACCATAGAGGAGAACAGAGTCGGTAGGGGTGGTCTATATGGTTTCGCATATCCTCAAATGGAAAAACCGGAGGCCTATTATCAACCCGGGTCGGGTCAAGAAATATCTACGATGGCTCATGAGTTTGAGCACGTCGGCCGTGCTGCTGTGAAGATTGGTGCTGCTACTGGCAGGTTTTTGGAGCCGAATGTTTTCAAACGCTATGGTGCTTATGTTGAGCCAAGTTTTGCGAGCCCCGATAACAAAGAAGAGCACCAGCAACGCTACCAAGAACTTTTGACTTCCAGTCAATTGAAAAGAACTGGACAGATCTCATTGCAAGAGCAAATCGAAAGTTCTAATGAAGTGCAATCTTACTTAAGGCGCGCAGGTAGAGGTGCGAAAGGTGATTTCGAGGAGGCGGTGCGTCACAGCGTAGCGCAACAGGACTATGCTCAAAAGATGCTTGCTGATCCGTTTTGGAGCCGCGCGTATGGGGATATAAAGGAAGAAAAAGAACTGTCTTCTAGGGGGCGACCCGGTCCTGCAGATGAAGCAATGCTGCCGAGTGGCTCACCACTTTCTATGGATGATCTTCCGCCATATTGGGGTGCAGCTAATCGTTCTGGTTTGGATCGTAGAGTGCTTGATAGTACCATGGGTGGTGAAATCAGTACACATCAGGTTGAGGGTTCAGCCAGTATAGATATTAATGTTGGACGCAGTGCTCAAGGAAATAGGAAATCATCTTCACTTTTCAAAATGCCTAAGATGGAACGTCAGTCTTCTGGTACGCCAGCCTCACGTGGTCCTGCTGAAGATATAAGTGGAGGAGCAAACAGTGGCATCTATACGTGACCTGAGTCAAGTTGCAGCGGAAAGTGGCCAGCCATCGACAGTATGGCGTGACCAATTATTGCCAGCACGTTTTCGCAATGCCAATTTTCATGTTGAATCTAGTTCTAAAGAAAATGGTCGCCGTATAGTGACACATCAGTTTCCTAAAAAAGAAGATCCATATTCAGAAGATATGGGCAGACAGGCCAAGCAATTCAGCGTGCGTGGATATTGCATCGTATTTCCCTACGATACTAATGTTGATCTATATAAACGTGATTATCGCATTGCACGGGATATCCTTATTAATGAACTTGAAAAAAGAGGTCCTGGTGCATTACAGCTTCCAACATTTCCTAAATCACCTTTGTATGTAGTGTGTCCAAAATATCGCGTCTCTGAAGAAGATCGTTTCGGTGGTTTCTGCGTATTCGATATGACTTTTGTGGAGTTTGGCTTTGCACCAGCACGAAACCAACCAACTGATCCTACTGTAGATTTGATGAACAAGTCGCAAGCTATGCGACAACAAACTCTATCCGCATTAGCACAGCCATCGCCAAGAAAAAATACTGCTGGATTTGGACCAATACGATGAGTGAAGCTAGTAAAGCAGTCTGTAAATTTTGCTATGGCTTGCATTATGAGTCAGTAGAGGCTAGACAATGTACGGTCTATGGCAAAATAGTCTTGTTACATCCGCAATGCAAATTTAGATACGAACAACAGA